CGCGATGTTGGGGTTTGACCCCACAATGCCCACGATCTGGTTGGGGCGCCGTTGCACCGTGTGGGACCAGGACCGCTTGAGCGTGCCGGTGCGGACGTAGCCGGTTGCGGTCAGGGTCTGGGGCGGGTACGTGGCTATCCACCGCTGGCCGTTGGCCGCCACGGTGCGCACGTCGTTGGTCAGGTCACCGATCAGGCCGGCGGTGTCCTTGATGGCGCGGCGCGGTCGGATGGAGCGTATGCGAATGGCGACCATGAGGGCCTACTGGATGGATAGTTGGAAGATCCGGTCAACTTGGCCATTGCAGGTCCAGATCGTCCGTCCATCGAAGGTGATGCCCCGCGTCTGGATATCAGGCGCCGTCATTATAAAAGTTCGAGCGCCACTGCCTGGGTTCACCTGCTCGATCCCACCACCGAAGAATGCTACCCAGATAGCCCGTCCGTCCCACGTAAGTCCGTTAATGGTCCCAACTGCTAGCGGCCGTCGCAGGATCGTCCCATCGCGCGGGTCCAGTTGGAAAAGGCCGGTGGAGTTATCGCTATTCCACAAGGAGCGCCCGTCGAAGGCCAGTCCAAGAGGTACCGCTCCAGGCGATGGGAACGACCGCAGGATCGTCCCATCACGCGGGTCCAGTTGGTAAAGTAATTGGGTGCCGGAGTCAGCGACCCATAGGGTACCGTCGTGAAATGTTATATCCCGCGATCCCGCTCCAGGCGATGGGAACGACCGCAGGATCGTCCCATCACGCGGGTCCAGTTGGTAAATGAGATTGGCATTGAAGTCTGCATGCCAAAGGGTACGACCGTCCCACGCGATGCCTGTAGGATTGGTACCAGGTGTAGGGAAAGACCGGAGGATATCGCCAGCAGCCACAGCTACACCTCAACGACCAAGGGTCTCGCCACCAGGACCGACGGGTAGCCGCGCGCACCGACAGCCGATGTGGGTTCCGGTGACGGGCCGCGGCCCCGCGTTGATCGGGAACCGCTCGAGGTCGAGGGCCTTGCAGATGCCATCCACGCGGTCATCGCGGGATGTCTGCCATTCCTCCTCGTTGATGCCGCCGGCCTCGTGGGCCATCTTGTTTCCGGCGTCGAAGATCTTCGTCGTCTCGTTGACGGCGATCAGGCGGGCCCGGCTGCGCCCGAACGTGGGCTCGATCGCCTTGACCAGGTCGGGGAAGCCGCGGCTTCCCAGGCCGGTCTCCTGCCACGTCGTGATGGCGTTCCGTAACTGTGCCTGGCTGGTCCCCTCTATGCTCGCCCACCACTCGTTCGTGTAGGTGCGGCTGAACTCCAGCACCTGGGCGTTGATGAGCTCCAGGTCCACCCCTACCCCGACCGCGATGTTGGCGTCGATGGCCTCCAGGGCCCCGCGCCGGGCGAAGGGCAGCATCGTGGCGGTCGCGTCGGTGCGGAACTCCTCCCAGAACACCTCGTCCCCGATGATGTCGTCCGGGGTCTGTTTGCGCCCCGTCAGGATGCTGGCGGTAAACCGCCGCCGCTTCGCCGCTTCTACACCGCTCAGGCCCATGACGGTGCGGGCCCTACGCATCGCGCGGCCCAGCACGTCGTCCATGGCGGCGGCGATCTCGTCCTCCAGGGCCAACCGCTCGGCCTCGGCGAAGTCGGCGCGCTCGTCCGTCGCAGCCTGGGCGTACCGCTTGCGGGGCTTCTTGCGGTTGCGCCGCCGCCGCATCCGGTGTGACTCCTTGAGCTGCGTAATCGCTTTGTTCTCAACCGGCTCCACGTCGATGGCCGTCACGTCCGGGGTTGCATCGCCCTCCACGGACAGTCGGTCGAACGTCTCCTCCGAGATGGTGCCGTTGTCCAGCAGCATCTGACGGCCCGCCTGTGGATCGAGGACCCCGGTGTCCACGTAGGCCTTGATGGAGTCGGACTGAATCTTCTCCAGCTCGGCCTCCTCCAGGTCCGCTTCAACATCCTGCTCGTCGTAGCTGAACGTGACGTTCTGAGGAATGAGGCCGTGGAAGTTGAACGTGTACTCCAGCAGCTTCATCCAGAAGCCCGGCCCCTTGCCGCGCGACTTCATATGGAGGACGAGGGCCTCGGTCGATGACCCGATGCCGCGGCCCGGCAGGGGGGCGAAGTCCTGGTAGTCGACCCCGAAGCCCAGAGCGAGCTGGTTGATGTACCACCGCATGGAATCGTCCAGATTAAAGCTCTCGGGCAGCGTCTTGAGGTCGATGGTCTCCAAACTGACGGTGGCGGACGGGTCGATCGACCCGATGATCAAAGGGATGATGAACCGCATCATGCCCTTGGCGGCCTGGTGGTCCTTGTGGCTCTGCATCGCGTCGCCGACCTGTTTGGACGTCACCCCGGATACGATGTGGATGGCGTTCGGGTTGTTCCCCCCGACCTTCTCCCGCTGGTACACCCCGATGTCCCGCAGGTACTGGGCGGCCCGGAGGACACGGGAGACCGCGCAGAGCTGCATGCCCCGCATGGTCTCGACCGGGGAGGGCAACTCCGCGACCGGCACGACCTGGTGGCGCCCGAGGCGATGGTACACGCCTTTCACGTCCTGGTAGATGACCGGGGTCTCGGCGTTGCCGGTCCGCAGACACCGACTCGCGTCCAGGTGGGCGATGCCGATCACAGGCGCATCGGCGGCGTCCCGCTCCCGGATCACCTCGATGAAACCGCCATTGTCCTGGGTCATCACATCCACGGACAGCTTAGTCGTGAAGGACTGCCACCCGGCCCCCAAGTCGGCCATGGCCAGCATGTCCTGGATGGCCTCAACGGTGCGCTCAGGTCCCTCCAGGGTCCAGGAGAAGGCGGCGTTGCGGATACTGAGCGAGTAGACGGCGGAGGCCAGGATGGGCTCGGTGGGCCAGAAGTCCCGGAGCTGTCTGTCGCGTCTAACCGGGTTGCGCCCCCATGGCTCGATGTCGTCGGCCACGCTGGCCAGCCCGAGTACGAGGGCGTCCAGGGTGGTGCCGCGGTCGCCCTCGTTGGGCTCAGGCTGGACCTGGACGGAGCGCCGGATGGCGTCGTCGGTCTGGAGCGTCACTGCCGACTACCTCCAGAAGCGGACTAGCGCGCTGAACAAAAACGTGTCGGTGCCGTCCGTGCCGGTCGCGACGACCCGCAGCCGGAACATATCGCCCACCACGAGGCCGGTGAAGATCTCACGCACCAGGGTGGCGACGGATAAGTCACTGTAGACCAGGGAGGCGAACAGGCCCTGAGCGTGGTGGGCCCAGTCAGCGCCCCCGTTGTTGCTGAACTCAACGAAGAACTCAATGTCGGTGGGCGAGTTGGCGGACAGAATCGTAAGCTCGACCGAGAAGTTCCGGTAGGTGGAGCAGTCGATGGCCTCGGCGAGGTCGCCATCGGCCTGGCTGTTCACCTCAGTGGGGTCTGCGTCGAGGACTTGGGCGGTGAAAAGCTGGAGGTTGACCGGGTCGGGGTGGTCGTAGTTCATCATCCGGCCATGCTCGTCGACCCTGAAGATCAGGTACTGCTCAGTCGGCTCCCCGTCGGCGTCCTCACGCTGGCCCCATACCAGCACGGAGGTGTCCTTGACACGTAGAGTCGCGCCCTTGGTTCGGCCCTGGACTCCCATATCGGCTACCTCCTACACGATGACCAGGTCGCCGCGGCTGATCAACTCGGTGGCGATCGCGTCCAGTTCGTCGTTGGTGAAAGTGAGGCCGATGCGCCTCAACTCAGCCCGTAGGTTGTTGCCGTTCCACTCCTGGCCCCTACGGTGCGGGCTGGTCAGGATGCCCAGGACGAGATCGGCGCTGTTCTTCAGTTCGGTGGCGGGGCTGACCTTGAAGGGCATCGGAGTCTCCTAGATGGATGCGCTCATGGCGCATTATGGCACGACCGGAGAGGGGCGTCTACTAGGGGTGCTGTTCAATTAAGTGCTAGCTGAGAGATCAGACCCGATGCTGGGTCACTGTTCCAAAGCGTGCGACCGTCAAAGGCCAAGCCCTGGGGTTCCCCGCCAGGGCTACCGAAGGTACTTCTAATGGTGCCGTCACGCGGATCGATCTCCGAGATAGTCTGCACGAATATGAAGGCATTGCTAACCCACAGAGACCGCCCATCCCATGTCAGCCCCCGCGGTGCTACAACTGGAGTGGCGAACGAATGCAGGACTGTCCCATCACGCGGGTTAAGCTGGTTGATCGCGCCCGCATCAACAAGCCACAGGCCCCGGCCATCCCACGTCATGCCCTGGGGGTTTCCCCCAGGGGAAGGGAAAGATCGCAGGACGGTGCCGTCCCTCGGGTCCAACTGGTAGATCGTGTCCAACTCCTCATCACAAACCCACAACGTACGACCGTCGAAAGCGAGGCCACGCGGTGCGATCCCTGGGGGTGGGAAGGACCGTAGTATGGTCCCGTCCTCGGGGTCTAGCTGGTAGATTAGGGGATTCCCGTCTTGTTCGTCGCTGTGCCAGAGGGTCCGACCATCCCAGGTCAGGCCTCTAGGGTCCGTGGCGGGGCTAACGAACGAGCGGAGGATGTCGCCGAGGGCCATTTACCCTGGATTATGGCACGGCGGCGGAGACGCGTCTAGTCGCCCCGCGCCGGGTTGCTCGTTTCTTCCTCGGCTTGACCGGGACCGGAGCCCACTCCATCACCCAGGGCGTGCACCAGGGACAGAGTAGGAGTTCACGCTGGCGTTCCGGGCGGCACGTGCAGACGACGCGATGCTGGCAGCCGGTGCATTGGTGGCCATGGACCCAGCGCCGTGTGAAGGACCCCCTTGGGATGTTGGCCATGAGGCCGTGGAGAAGCGCCCCTAGCAGGCCGTCGTCCCACGCGATGTAGCCGGTCGTCATAACGCCCCTATCAGGCCCTCTCGACGCTGCGTGGCCGTCGCAGCCTGGTGGCAATCGTGGCACAAGGCCTCCAGATTGTCCTGGTGGCTGACACAACCGTCGCGGCTACCACCGTTGACCGGCACGATGTGGTTGGCCTCCAGCCTGCCACCGCTGCCGCAACGGACACAGGTCCGCCCTGCGTAGAGTTTGACCCATAGCGCCGCCGTCGCCCATCCGTGGTTACGCTGGTAGTTATCGATGCACGCCTGGGAGCACCAGGACCGCCGCCGTTTGGGTAGCCCGCTGCCGCAGATGCAACAGACACCCGCCACGCCCGCGTACAGTTTGCAGCCCCATAGGTTCAGGCCAGGTTGTTGCGGCTTTTGCAACTCGTCGGGGGCCAGCACGCCAGCAACGTGTATCGTCAGGGCGACGGGCTGTAGGGCGGGTTTGACCGTGCCCCCTCGTCGTGGAAGTGGTCGAGCGGATGCGGAAACCGTCACGGCCACACGGCCTTACTGTGGGTCATCAGGGCCACGATCAGTTCGTCGACCGCCGGGCGCGAGTGGAACCGCATCACCATCGGATGGGGCCAACCGGCCATCTCAAGCCAGACGTGTACCTCCGACGGTTCTCCCTTGCCATCCGGCTCCGGGTGCCACTCGAACACGGTGATCTTCTCGATCTCGTGATATTCGATACCGTCGGTATTGACCGGTTCTCCCCACCCTTCACGGTTGGTCATTAGATGCCTCCGCGGCGATAGTACCGAGCCGCAGCCATGAAGTCAGCCAACTGAGCGACCGCTTGATCGTAGAGATCCGGAGGCACCTTTGTGACGCCATCCACACGGGCCAGCACCAGTGTGGCCGCTTGGACATCCTCAGTCCGCACGGCCCGGTCGTCTATTGTCGGCCTTTGATTCGTCATCTCTGCCTCCTCCTTGTTGCCGTATGCCCTGGCTTTTATGCCTGGAATAATTTCCACACCACTCCTACAGCGCCAGCCTCAAGCACTCGGCCGTGGCCATCGATAGCGCAACCACCGCATCGATCTTACGCCCCTCCGACTTCTTCACGATGCGCAGCCGCGTATCCTCGGTGGCCGAGACCTTCTTGTTCGCGTTGCTGAGATGCTCCCGCACCTGGGGCCACGCGCCGTCGTGGCGGATGCGGCGCTGCACGATCATCTGGTATAGCTGGCCGTCCGCGATCAACCGTTCCTGCCCCTGTCCGAACGCCCTGCACCACGCCACCCCGTCCTGCTGGAGCCGGGTCGCCATGTCATGCAGTTGGTAGGGGTCGTAGGCGATCTGGACCACGTTGTGGATGGCGCAGAAGGCCCGGACCATCTTTTCCACTTCACCGAAGTCGAGCGGCTTACCCCCAACCGGCACCCACAGGTTCGCGGACCTCAGCATGACGCCGCCCTGCTGCTCGAACCCACCGGGCCGCTCAGGATCCCGGCTGACCACCACGACGGCGAACGTGTCGCCCGTCACGGCGGCGTCCATGGCCAGGATGAGCGGGATGTCGTCGCCGGGCACCAACGGGATCGGCGCACCCTGGCAGCCATCCCACCAGGTCAGGTCAATGAACGAGGACTCCGCAGACGCCCACTCGTTGTGGTGCAGCCGACTGTAGTTGGCCGGGGTCTGGGAGGCCGCCTCGTTGGCGTAGTAGGCCGCGCCCTGCACGCCCTGCTGCCACGGCTGCCTGTGCGCCTGAGCCCCGCTGTCCCAGTAGGCGAACATGCCGGCCGCCTCGTTTACGTAGCAGGGGACGGGGCTGTCCGCATTGGGCGCCTCGGCGAACGCCGACGTGTCCCCGAGCTCGCCCGCCGTGAGTTGGCGCCCCTCCAGGACGGTCTGCTCGTACAGGCTATAGAGAAGCTCCGATTCACCCTCCCAGCCCGCGTAGGTCTCCACCATGCGGATGCTATCAGGCCGGGTCGGGGATGGGGCCATCTCGGACCAGAAGCGCAAGTCGTCCTTGTGGATGAAGCCCCACAACTCGGTCCATACCGACAGGATAGGGTTCCCGCCAGCCTCGCCACGGTAGTCCTTGGCCACCGCCTTCACGATAGTGCCCGTTGCGGTACACACAGCCCGCTTTGCCCCATGCAGTTGCCACACGCCGGGTAGGCGTTGGCGCTCCTTGACGTAGCCGGGGGTCTGCTCGACCGCGATGGTCATCTTGCGGAACCCGCGCTCCTGGGCCTGGTCGGCGTCGTTGCCCACGCAGAGGATTTCGCCGTACTGACCCCAGGTCTCGGCGGCCCACTTGATGACCGCGCCGGACACGGTAGTTTTGCCAGACTTCTTACACTCACTCCACAGGACGAGGCGGAAGGGGAGGCGACCGTTAGGACGTCGGCCCAGGCAGTACCGCAGCACTGCGGCCTGGTGGCGTGCGAACTGGATGGGCTCGCCTGTGTCCTCGAGGCGGAAGTTGCCCTGGTCCTGGGCCCAGTAGACGGGGTCGCGGCGTCCAAGCTCGGCCTCGACCGCCGCCAGGTCTATGTTAGCCGATGATTCCACCAAACCCGTCGATGACATTGCCGTTGGCCTCGGCGATGCGTTTGAGGTGGAGGAGGTCCTCGGTGGGGAGTTTGGAGTAGTCAACGCTAACACGCTCCTGTATCGTCAGGGGCCGCTCAGGGTCGCCCAGCTCACGGTCGAGGCCGAACAGGGCGCGTTGGTCCTTGATGATGGCACGGGCCTCAGCGACCGCGCCGATGAGGGGGGTTGCCTGGGTCGCCTTCGGCCAGACCGCTGCGAGGAGGCGTTCGAGGCGGGTGTTGGCCAGCATCCGCTGCTGTTCCCACTGGCCCTTGAACGCCTCGACCTGCTCCGTCAGGGCCTCATGCCAGTCCGTGTTCACCGTGGTGTGGCTGACCGTAACGGGCCGCTCCGGGTCAAGGGCTAGGACCTCGGCGATGTCCCGGTCGGAGCCGCCCGCCATCTTGAGCCGGAGGACGCGGTGGCGTCGTTCTTGCTGTGAAACGCGCTTGGCAAGGGTGGTATCCGTCGATGGCAACTGAAGGGCTCCTGGCGATTACGGTCTGGCGACCTCATGACGATGAGGCATAGCCGCCAGAGCATACCGCACTTGCCACTATTCTAGCAACTCGGCCTTGGCACCCGTGTAGGCCTCCCACCGTTGGATGATCACGTCGCAGTAGCGGGGCTCGATCTCGACCGCGTAGCACGTTCGGTCGGTTCGTTCGCAGGCGATGACCGTTGAGCCAGAGCCAACGTAAGGGTCACAGATGGCGTCACCAGCGGCGCTGAAGTCGCGAAGGATAGCCTCTAGGACCGCAACGGGCTTCTGGGTCGGATGTACGCGGTCTGTGAGCTCCACATCCCGAGGACCGGCGCGCATCATACCCGACCAGAGGTGTCGATACATGCGGTACCGGCCTAGGAAGGAGGTCCAGGCCAGTTCGAACCCCGAGAAGGTCGCCTCGCCACTGGTACCCTTGTCCCAACAGAGCCAGGCACTCCCCTGTGGCAGATGTTGGGCGAAGTATGCACCGCCGAAGATGACCTGGTTATGGCCAAGGCTCAGAAGTTGCGTAGGGTCGAAGGGTTTGTCGTCGCCATGAACTGGCATGTAGAGGCGCGGCTCGACGACACCTGGGCCACCGACCTTGCCGTGCCCTTTGAGAACGCCACTAGCGCGGCCCCCCGGCTGCCGTGTGCGCCCGAAGGGCTTCGCACCTCCTATCGCCCCTGACGCCATCTCTTTCACTCCCCGCACGATACCGATGCCGTACGGCGGGTCCGTCAGGGTCAGAGCGATGTCGGTGTCGCCGATGAGGACCGCCACGTCCGCAGCGTCGCCACAGTAGAGGCGATGGCGCCCTAACTGCCATGTCTGGCCTGTTTGGGCGATCACCTCATAGCCTTCGCCTGCGATCTTCTGTATCCCCCGTGCGACGGTGCCCTCGTCGCGTTCGAGTAGATCGCCGAGAAGCAGCGGGGCATCGTGTTGGCGTACGCCCTCCAGTAGCCGCACCAGTACGTCGTCCTCCATGGCGATCACATCGGTTAGGGCGTCGAAGGCCGGGAGGTCCGTTATGGCCATCGCGGCCAACGGGTCGTAGGTGGCCAGGAAGATGCGCTGCTCGTCCGGGTCCAGGTCTACGATCGCGACCGGGATGTCGTCGTCGGCGCCGATGTCCGCCCTGAGGTGGCCGTCCAGGAGAAGGAGGCCGTCCGGAGTCGCCACTACCTTGAGTTCGTCCACGTAGCCGAGCAGATCCAGCGCGGCGGTCGTGGCGGCCCGCTGTTGGGGCGGGTGGGTGCGCCAGTTAGCCGGGTTGGGCAGCAGGTCGCGGCCCTTCACGATGCGGTGGTCGATGATGCGGTTGCGGCGCGAGGTCGTCATTAGCGGTCTCCGTCAGCCCCATACAGGGCATCAATGTCGGCCTGCACCTGGGCGGCGGTATAGGCGTTGGTTGACTCGGCCAACTTCTCGAAGCTCTCACCGAGTTCCTGGGTCGACTTCGAGAGCCGTTCGAGGCCAGGAGTGAGTGCCCGCAGCCCACAGTTGGCCTGGAGGCGGCTACAGCACGTCAGGCACCGGTGCTTGTGCTTCGGGCAGAAAGCGTCCGGCATCCACCGGTCCGAACACTCCTTGCAGATCTTTAGCCGGGGATCCCTGGGGTCGTGCGGGTACGTGCTGGCGCTCATGACACCCACCGCTTGAAGCGCCGCCACCGCCGTACGATCATCTTGCCGTCGTGGGCGAGCGCGTCCAAGAGGGACTGCCAGAGAGTCTGTACGGCCACATGAAGCCGAACAAGCTCGGGTGCCTCCTTGGGGGACGCGCCACACCCACACGGGCACCTCTCATCACTCACGTCCCACCCTGCCGTTGGCAAACTCCACCGCAGCCTTCCTCGCCGCCAAGTAGTCGCGTATAGCGTCGACCCTCGCGGCGTTGGCCAACTGGGCATCGCTAAGTCGCACTGCCCGTCGCCACGTCGCGGTCACCTCGTGCCGCATCGGCCTGGGCACCATCCGCCAATGAGGGCGGCACATCAGGATGTGGTGCGGCAGCGGCTTGGGGCAGTCATCCACGGCGCAGGCGTGGTGCCGCCTGGCCTGTTCCCCAGTCATCGACCACCCCGGCGTCTGAACGCCTTCGTCGTGTCCGCCATGGCCAGTGCGGCCATCAGGCCGTCCAGGTCCGCCTGGGCCACTCTGACCTGGATGGTCCCGCATGTGATTGCTCTGCCTCTCGTCAAGTCGATAAGTTGCTCCAGCCCTATAACCACGATCTCCACGGTGTACCCACTCCTATCTGACCCCCGTTGGTTTCATCCCGCCTGATCTAACAGTACCGGCTCCCCGATGTCCACACTCAGCTCCACTCCACCCCCCAGGTGGACCATCATCACATACTCGGGGTCCTTGAGGACGCCCAGGCAGACGCCAACGCGGCCATCCAGCAACCGCACTACCATTTCGATCGGCTCGCCCTGCCAGTCGAAGTGGCAGTTACACGCGCAGGCCCCGAACGTCAGGGCCTCACAGGCCCCATGGTTGGGCCGCGTCCACTCCCCCCGGACCCGGCGCCACTGCGCACAGGTCAGCGTCTTAAGGGGGCGGCCGTGGCGCAGGTTCCAATCGTGGTCGCGACGGTCAGCGTCGGTCCAGGGCCGGGTGCGCCGTGTGGCTGAGCCGTTCCGGTCCTTCATTACCGGGCCGCGCGGATCTCTGTGCGCAA